CGAAAACCCAGACTTAATCCATAATTTAGCTTTAGACACTTTTCATGAATCAGCTCCTGGGTATATGCACGACTGCGCTGCTCATGTAGTACACGAAATTTACGGCCACGGTATGTGTATACCGGAAAAACATACTTTAATTAAAGAAGGTAACAAATATGTGGTAACTCATTACGACGTTGTATTTAAAAAAGATAAAAAAATAGTAAGAGACATTCCGATTAATGAATTAAAAGTTATTACTCAGACTGAACACTGGCATAAAAATTACAAAAAGAAAAAAAAGTAATATGAAAGTAGGAAGAATTAAATATCTAATTGAACAAGCTTATTTAGAAGTTCTAAAAGAGGCTGATGAACCAAAACCACAAGACCCAGTTGGAGATGAAAAAGCTAGTGATCAAACTGTTTTAGAAGACGCTACCGATCAGATGCTAGGCAAATTTCCTACTCTAAAACATACTTTAGTTAAATTAATGACTAAAGATTTTAAAGAGTTTGTAGATACTATAGACTGGGTGTCGCCTAAACCTACTACTTTTAAAATTAATTTAGTAAATGGTCAAGATTTTAATTTAAAATGGACCGGTAAAAATTTTCAAGCTCAAATATTAGGAAAAAGATATATGCTTGGAAATATAAGTGATTTTCAACAAGCTTTAGATAAATTATCTAAACTCTATCAACAAGCACCCCTTAAAGGAGCTGGTGAAGAAGGAGGAGAAGGCGGTGAAGCTGACTTTGGCGGAGCCGGAGGCGGAGCAGACTTTCCTGGTGAAGAAGGAGGAGAAGAAGTATTTGACGAACCAGGAGCAGCAGGTGGTGAAGAAGGAGGAGAAGATCTTGGCGGAGAAGAGATAGATTTCGAAGCAGGAGAAGAAGGATAAATGAATCTTATAGAAAAATTATACAATGAGTGGGCTTGGAGAACCAAAACAGGCGTGCCGGATATGTCTAATCCGGAAGATAAAGCTATATTTGACGAACTACTTAACGAATTAGTAGGTCCCGATACTAAATCTACTTTAAAAGAAAACTCAGCTTCTTACGATAAAATAATTTTAGATAGGTTAATAGAAACTAATATAGTACAACCAGGAGGACAAATACCACGTTCTAAAAGAACTTACAAATTTCCTGGTAAAGGTGGGTCGTCTTATTTTGAAGATGTGTATACTGAAGATAAAGCTATATGGGAAGCATTATGGAATGTAGCACCACCTGCTAAAGGAACAGGTACTGCTTCAAAAGGAGTAGGAGCAGGAGAAGTAGGATTATATTGGTTATATAATTACTCTAATAGTAAAGTTAAAGTAACTGAAGACAGAGTCGGTGGAGGAGCAGATCTTCAATTTAACGGAGTAGGAGTAGAAGTTAAAGCTACAAGTAGCCACACAGCTAAAATAGGTTTAGGAAGATTTAGCGAATATAAAGAAGACGTTAGATTATTAACTATAATATTTGGACTTAATACTTTAACTAAAGTTCTACAGCCAAAAGAATTAGAAGGGAAAGTTATTAATCCTACTAATTTTAGAGGTACTGAATTGATACCGGTATTCGAAGCTTTCAACAAATTTGCTTCTTTACCTAATTTATCATCATTAGCTTCACAATATGGTATTTTCAATTCTATATATAATAATGTTCAAATAGTACAAAAAGAAATAAAAAATCATGCTAATTCGACCGCAGCAGCTGGAGAGTTAGTTAATAGAATGCTTAGTAATAAACTAAATCAAAAACCTGGTTTTGGAGGTTTTTTAGTAAATTTAAAAAGAAATGGTTCAATGAAATTTTTTGGAATAGATAAAGAAAAATTAAATGATTATGAAACAGTTCTTTCAACATTTACAGTTCAACAAAGTAAAATAGGGTTGAATTACAGCAAAGTATTCGGATAAAAATTAGTTATGGCGCAAGATATTAAAAAAATAGTAGCGCAAGAATATATTAAATGCGCAAAGGATCCTTCATATTTTATGAAGAAATATTGTTATATTCAACATCCTACTAGAGGTAGAATACTTTTTAATTTATATCCTTTTCAATCTGAAGTTTTACACTTATTTAGAGATAATGACTATATTATAACTTTAAAGTCTAGACAGTTAGGTATTTCTACTTTAGCAGCAGCTTATAGTTTATGGTTAATGCTTTTTCATAAAGATAAAAACGTTTTAGCTTTAGCTACTACTCAAGCAACAGCAAGAAATTTAGTTTCTAAAACTATGTTTATGTACGATCAACTTCCTAAATGGTTAAGATTACCTGCTTTAGAAAAAAATAAACTATCCTTAAGATTGAAAAATGGTTCTAAAATAACTGCTAAATCTTCTAATGCAGATGCTGCACGTTCTGAAGCGGTATCACTATTGTTAATAGATGAGGCAGCTTTTATAGATAATATAGACGAAACATTTACTGCAGCTCAACAAACGTTAGCTACAGGTGGTCAATGTATGGCTCTTTCTACTCCTAATGGTATTGGAAATTGGTTTCATATAACTTGGGAAAAAGCTGAATCTGGTGAAAATAGTTTTTTACCTATAAAGCTACCATGGACGGTACATCCTGAAAGAAATCAAGAATGGAGAGAGCAACAAGATAAAGATTTAGGACCTCGTATGGCAGGTCAAGAATGTGATTGTGACTTTTTAGCATCTGGTGATACAGTATTTGAACCAGACGATTTACTATTTTATGAACAGACTTATCTTAAAGACCCTGCTGAAAAAAGAGGAGTAGATGGTAATTTATGGATCTGGGAACAACCTGATTATACTAAATCGTATATGGTTGTGGCTGACGTTTCTAGAGGAGACTCTGCTGACTATTCTGCATTTCATGTATTTGATATAGAAACTTGTGTGCAAGTAGGGGAATATAAAGGTAAACTATCTCCTAAAGATTTCGGTAACGTCCTTGTAGCTATAGCATCTGAATATAATGATGCATTATTAGTAGTTGAAAATGCTAATATAGGGTGGGCTACTATAGAACAGATAATGGAAAGACAATACAAAAATTTATACTACAGTCCTAGAAGTCAAATGGATACTGTAGAATCTTATATGGCTAAGTATGAAAGAGATAAACTAGTTCCTGGATTTACCATGTCAATGAGAACCAGACCGCTGGTTATAGCTAAGATGATGGAATACATTAGAGAAAAAGGAGTTACTATACAATCTAAGCGTTTATTAGGTGAAATGAGAGTATTTGTATGGAAAAACGGTAAAGCTCAAGCTCAAGTTAATTATAATGATGATTTACTTATGTCTTGTGCTACTGCTTTATATGTTAGAGATACTGCTTTAAGACTAAGACAACAAGGAATGGATTTAGCTAGAGCTCAATTATCTTCATTTACTAATTTAAATGCAAAAAATAGATCTGTTATAAAAGCAGTTGGAAATCAGCAAAAAAATCCTTATATTATTGATACTGAGCACGGGAAAGAAGATATCTCGTGGATACTTGGATAAACGATATTTATAAATAAACCTGTATTAATGGCAGATACTTCACTTTTTAAACGATTAGGTAGATTATTTTCTTCCGATGTAGTAATTAGAAATATTGGTGGCGACCAGCTTAAGGTAGCTGATGTAAATCAGATACAGACAACTGGTAGGTACCAAACTAATTCTTTAATAGATAGATTTTCAAGATTATATATTTACAATAATAAAAATATATTTAATCCTAATTTAAACTATCAAACTCTTAGGATACAACTTTATTCTGATTATGAAGCAATGGACACTGATCCTATTATAGCTTCTACTTTAGATATTCTTTCTGACGAAGCTACTCTTAAAAATGACATGGGAGAAGTTCTTTCGATTAAATCTTCAGATGAAAATATTCAAAAAATACTTTATAATTTATTCTATGATGTATTAAATATAGAATTTAATTTATGGTCTTGGACTCGTAATATGTGTAAGTATGGTGATTTCTTTTTAAAATTAGAAATAGCAGAAAAATTTGGAGT